CAACACGGCTACGTGCGTGGGCGTTACGCCGATCGTCAACGACGGTCTCGGCACCCGCATCTTTGAGAGCAACACGCAGATCTCCGAAGTCAGCTATTACGGAGACCTGATCACCCGTAGCTGTGACTCCAACCCCGAGCACGAAATCGTGGCAGTCAACGAGATCATCAGCTCCTCCGCCACCGGTGTTCCCAGCTTCGATAACATGTCCACGGCTGCTCTGTCCGTCAAATCCAGCCGCAGCTTCACCAGCATCGATCAGGTGCGGCTCTGGATCCACACCGGCACTCGCGCTTCCAACAGCTTCCCAAAGCTGGTGGAGTATCTGATCGATGGGCTGAAGGACAGCGTCGATCCTGAGCTGCTCGACCGCGACTCCATTGCACGCGCCGACAGTTTCTGCGCAACCAACAAGCTCTACTTCGACGGTGCGATCGTCGATCGGGCGAACATTCGCTCGTACCTGACGGAGATCGCTCCGTTCTTCCTGTGCAACTTCGTGATCCGCAATGGCCGATTCGCGATCGAACCCGCGCTGCCCCTGGGCGGCGGCTCGTTCCCGGTCACTCAGTTGTTCACCGCCGACAACATCATCGAGGGGTCGCTCAAGCTGGAGTTCCTGGGCCTGAGCGAGCGCAAGGACTTCCAGGCCAACACCATCTACCGCACCGCCAACAAGAACGAGTTGTTCCGCACGGTGAGCCTTCGTCTCCGTTGGGCCGACCGGCCGGTGAGCATCCCCATGGAGACTATTGATGTCACCGAGTTTTGCACCACCCGCGATCACGCGGTGCTCGCGACGAAATACCTGATGTCGATCAAACGTCGCGTCACTCACGCGATCAACTTCCAGACCGCCCCCGAGGAGGCCAACGTCCAGCCGGGCTCTCTGATCAAGGTCGCCCTGTCCCAGACGATCAACAACACCACCAGCAACGGCGTGATCTCCAGCACCGGCCAGGTCACCGCCGCCCTGGCACCGGAGGACGGTGACCACGAGATCGTGTATTACAAGCCGGGGATGCAGGACGTGGATACCGCCGTGCTGACCGTGAAGGACGGGCAGACCGACCAAGCCGAGCTGTTCGGCTCCCTCTACAGCGAGGTGAGCACCAACATCACCACGGATGAGTACATGGTGGATACCGTCGAGCTTGGCGAGGATGGGCTGGTGTCGGTCACCGCCGTCAACTACCCAGTGGCCCTGATGCTCAGCGACATCCAAGGGTCCGCGATTGTCGTGGAGGACTACTGATGGCTTTCCCAGCGCTAACACCCACCGCCCGCTCCTACACCCCAGGCGATTGGCCGGTGAAGAGCTTCACATCCATGTCGGGCGTTGAGATACGGCTTCGCTACGGCGACAACCGCACCGGCGCCAAGCTGCAGCTCTCATTCGACCACATCCCTGACGCCCGCGCTCAGGAGTTTTTGAGCCACTACGCCGAGGTTCAGGGAACCTTCCGCAGCTTCGTCCTGCCGTCCTCGGCGACGACCGGGTGGAGCGGCGGCGCGCTGAGCCCCGGCACCGCCACGACCGCGGCCTACCGCTACAGCCAGCCACCCCAGGTCACCAACATCCGCCCAGGCGTGTCCAGCGTGAGCGTGGAGCTGCTGGGTGTGATGTGACACCTAGACTCAACCCGAGAGGGCGAATCCATGGGCTTCTACTCCGGTAGTCACGGCGAGCTTTGGATCGACGGCACTAAGGCGGCTCGGGTGAGTGGCTGGAGCTTGAGTAGCAGTCTCGGGATGCTGGACGCCACCAGCCTGGCTGACACCGATCAGGTGAGCGTGCCCGGTGTGCGCAGCACTAGCGGCAACTGCACCCTCTTCTACTACGCAGAAGACGCCACCAACACTGGGTCCAACAGCGCCAGCAAGCTGCTGAACAAGCTGATCAAGTCCCGCAGCACCGGAACGGTTGAAGGCGTTGCACCGGAAGCAGAAAGGGTCACCTTGAAGCTCAAGGTGGTGGACGGGACGGCCATGGGCAAGTACATCACGGTGTCGGCCTGGCTCACCAGCGCTGAACTGGCGATGTCCGTTGGGTCGGTGCTGTCCGCGCAGGTGGCCTTCAGCGTGATCGGCGCACCCACAGAGGTCAACATCTGATGGCGGTCTACCTCGGCGACGCGGGGCTGATCGAGATCCGCCGCGACAGCCTCAATGTCCCCCTGACCTCGGTGCTCAACACGACGGATGTGAACGTCGCCAAGCGGCGCTTCTCCTTCGACTTCGAGCCCGAGGCGCTGATCACCGGCGACCGTCTGTTCATCACCACCACGGACCGCTCGCCACTGGTGCTGGTGGCGGGGCACGACTACCCCGACGGTTACTGGTATTGCCATGTCGATCAGGTCGGCGGCATCCGGCTCTACGAGTTCTTCGAGGACGCCGTCAACGGCGGCTACGGCAACGCTCTCGCCCTGATCGAACCGACTGTGCCGCAGTCGATCTCCGTCAAGACGATCGGACGGGGGTTTCGGTGCGTCGCGCAGACCCGCAGTTGGGAGATGACCACCACCCGCGAAAACGTGGACATCACCACCCTGGGCGAGGAGCACCGCCGCTTCTACGCCAACGGTCTGGTCTCCGGCCAGGGCTCTCTCACCTGCCTCTGGGACCACCGGCATGAGCTGTGCTCATCGACCGAAAGCGACGGCACATTCTCCGAGCTACCTCAGTATTTCGCAGAGCTGGTGCTGAGGGTGCAACAGGGTGCGTCGTTTGACGGACGGTTCTTCCTGACGCGGGAGGGATACCAACCCTTGGGCGGAGTGCCAAACACTGTGGGCGTGTGGCTGGAGGCGAAATGCGTGATCACGAACGTCGGGCTTTCCTTCCAGCCCGGAGCTGTCGTGGAGAGCCAGATCTCGTATGTGACCACCGGCCCCGTACACCTGCGTATGGGTCAACGACCCGATCTGCTCCTGAAGGAAGACGGCGGTCTGCTGCTCCAGGAGAGTGGTGACGGCGGGATTCTTCTGGAGAACGACGCCTAGACTCCTCAAAGGACTGTCTGCGCGGGCGTACAGGTGTCAGATCTCAAGATCACCGAGCTGCAACCACTGCCCGCCGACCAACTGCAGGCAACGGACCCCATTGCGGTTGCGGATCTTTCGGCGTCAGAGACCGCCAAGATCACAACCAAGGATTTCATCCAGCGCGGGCTAGCGCTGATCGACAGCAACTCGATCCCCCTCGACAAGTTGGTCGGCGGAGGCGTCACGGTCCCGCCGAACAGCATCACCACGCTGGAACTGGCCGGGCAGGCGGTCGCTGCCGAAAACCTGCAGAACAACAGCAGCACCACCGTCACTGTGGGGCTACCGGCATCCGGCGCCTTCATCGGTCAGTGGACGCTCGATCGCACCAACAACAAGGTCTACGTCTGGGACGGCAGCTCCTGGCTAACGCCCGCTGCGGCGGGATCCCTGAACTCGGTGTCAGGGGTGGCCGGCCCGGTGTTCACCACCACGGTGACCACCACCGGCGACACGGCGACCATCGCGACCGTCCCCAACGTCACCACATCCGGCGGGCAGGTCCTGGCAGGTCCAGCCATCACGGGTGGACCCGCTGCCTACCGGCCGCTTGCGAGCACCGATCTACCGACAGCTTCAACGGGTGCAAAGGGCGCCGTGCGCGTCAGCGGCGGTGGGTTGAGCATCACTGGCGATCTGCTTTCCATCAACAACACGGTCTCAGCTGCCACCGGCGCTCAGATCGTCACGTACAACGACAAGGGCCTGGTGACGGGTGGTCGCGCCCTGACCGGGGCGGACTTGCCTGCGGCGACCGCGTCTGACATCGGCGCGGTGCGCCCCGGCAGCGGGCTGAGCGTCGATGTCTTCGGGACGCTGAACCACAGCAACACAGTGGCTGCGACAACCGCCACCAAGGTCACTTTCGACACCAGTGGGCACATCACCGGCTTCTCGAGCCTGACGGACGCCGACATCCCCAACCACTCAGCCTCGAAGCTGGTGACCGGGACGCTGGATCCCCTGGTCTACGGCACCCGCACCATCCCGCAGCTGGCGCTGGCGGACTACAGCGTCGCCTACATCCAGGAGGTCGCACCGGCAGCCACATCGTCTGCGGCGCACATCGGGATGCTCTGGTTCCAGGAGAGCACCGGCTCCCTGCGGATGTGGAACGGCAACAGCTGGTTTTCTATTGGCCTGGGGCGGCTCTCGCAGGACAACCTTCGCTGGGGCGGTCTGTTTGACGCCACCACCGGCCGCGTCACAGGTATCACGGACTTCGGTACCCAGGCCGGCCTGACCGTGGGTGGCACCATCCCCGCTGCCGCCGATTCCCTGGGCGGTCTGTACCTCGTCTGCGAAGTAGCTGGCAGCTCGATCAGCGTCACGCCCTCCGTCTCCTACGACCCCGGCGACTGGCTGCTCTGCATCAACCAGACCAGCGGCTGGAAGCGGATCGATACCCTCTCCAGTGGCGGGGGTGGCTCCACCGTGAGCAATTTGGATGACCTATTGGATGTCAAGCTGACCGCCCCTACCATTGGCGACTTCCTGCAACTCAATAGCAGCGGCCAGTGGGTGAACGTCTCCGTTTTAGATGAAGGGACTTGGACCTAGTCTGAGTAGGTAATGCTCACTTGCTGGGCGCTTAGGGCTAGATAGCCATGGCAACACCACAGTTGCTGCACTTACGCAGCACGGTGCAGGGCAAGCTTCCTGCAGCTGGATCCATCCAGGTCGGGCAGATCGGCGTTAACTACAACGCCGCCGACCCCTTCCTTTGCATCAAGGACAGCGCCAACGTGGTGCGCCGCTTGGGCGGCACATCAACCTCTGCTACCGCACCAACTGCACCGCAAAACGGTCAGCTGTGGGTTGATATCACAACCCCGACCGCGCCTGTTCTGAAAGTTTGGGACGGCACGACTTGGGTTGTTGCCACCGGCGGAACAAAAGCAAGTGCAGTGCAGCCGACGACTGCAGCAGCGGGTGACCTCTGGGTGGATACCAGCGGCACGGCGCCGGTGCTCAAGGTCTATAACGGCACGACCTGGAACCCAGTCCATACCGCACCAGCTAGCGCCAGCGATAGCGCTGCAGGCATTGTCCAATTAGCTGCAGCGGCGGACCTCACTTCAGGCGCATCAGATCGCGTTGTTACCGCAGCCCAGTTGAAATCGGCGGTGACTGCTGCGGGTGCCTACACGTTGCCCAACGCATCTGCTGCCGTTTTGGGTGGCGTCAAGGTTGGCAGCAACCTGTCGATTGCAGCTGACGGCACGCTGAGTGCCAACATCACCGGCGCGATTACTTACGCCGGCACGCTGGATGCGACGGCAGCGCCGCCAGCCACACCGGTGACCGATGGGCTCTACGTCAGCAGTGCCACCGGCACCACGAATGCCGGCTTTACAGGTGCAGCGAGCGTTGCTGTTAGCGCCGGCGATTGGTTGCTTTACGACGGCACCAAATGGGACTTGGTGCATGTCTCAGCCGCCGCGCCGGATGCGACTACAACCGTTAAGGGCCTGGTTCAGCTGGCGGATGCTGGTGCGATCACCGCCGGGACCGCCGGGCGGGTGGTGGACGCCGCTCAGCTGAAGGTCGTCAATGACGCCATCGCCACGGCAACGGGTGGTGGCATCACGGGAATCACGGGCACTGCTCCGATCACGGCAACCGGTAGCGGCGCCACCCGCACAATCAGCATTGCCGCTGCAACGGCTTCAGCTGCGGGCTCAATGAGCAGCGCTGACAAGACCAAGCTCGACGGCATTGCTGCCGGCGCTCAGGTCAACGTAAAGCCGGATTGGAACGCAGCGGCAGGCGCTGACGCGGAGGTGCTGAACAAGCCCACCATCCCTGCGGCTTACACCCTGCCGGCCGCAACGACCTCGGTACTGGGCGGCATCAAGGTTGGCACCGGCCTGACGGTTGCCAGCGACGGCACACTGAAATCCAGCGTGACCGGCGCGTTGATCTTTAAGGGCAGCAAGGACCCCACAGCTGCCGCACCTGCTTCACCTGCAACGGGTGATGTGTGGGTGATGAATAAGGCCGGCACCTTGGCAGCTAGCTGGACTGGTGCAGCCGGTCAGATTGTTCAGCTGCATGAGGTCATCGCCTGGGATGGCGCCGAGTGGACTGTGATGGGATCCACGGGTGGCACTGGTGTTTCCACCGTGACGGCGACCGCACCACTTCACGCCACCGGCACCAGCGCCGTGGCACTGACTGTGGACGCAGCCAGCGCGACCGCTGCAGGCGTGGTGCAACTGGCAACCGACGCGGAAGCCACGGCAGGCACCGCGACCAATCGGGCGGTGACACCGGCGCAGCTCAAGGCCAACGTGCCCACGGTTGCTGCCGCGACGACCACCAAGGCGGGCATCGTTCAGTTAGCAGATGGCGTAGCAGTTACGGCCGGCACCGCCGGGCGGATTGTGGATGCGGCCCAGCTCAAGGCAGCCGCTCCAGCAGATGCCAGCACCACCGTCAAGGGTGTGGTGCAGCTAGCCGACGCCGCCGCAATCACAGCTGGTACGGCTGGGTTGGTTGTTGACGCGGCTCAGCTGAAGGCAGTCAGCGACGCAGATGATTGGACCCGCACCGGCACCACGCTGTCGCCCAAGACTGCTGGTGATGTGGTCACGGTGTCCGCAGGCACTGCAGCAGCCCCTGGCCTGGCGGTGGTTGGCGACCCTGACACCGGCATCTACAGCCCTGGTGCGGACCAGCTGGCGGTCAGCACGGGTGGCACCGAACGCGCCCGCATCGACTCCAGCGGCAACGTAGGCATTGGCACGAGTGCGCCTAGTGAAAAGTTGTCCGTCTTTGGTGGCAACATCGAAATTGATGAGCAAGTTGCAGGGCGCAGGATTGGATTTACTGTGTCCAGTAATTTCACGCCACCCGGCGGAAATGTAACCGCTGACTACGGCCTTACTTTTCAACCAACATCCAAAGCATATTCGGTGGGGCTGGCTGGCTTCGGAGGTCTTAACTTTTATACCAATAGAGTAGAGCGGCTGCGTATTGATGACGGAGGCAGCACAGTCCTTACCTCCTTTGCAGCTACTGCACCGTTTATTGCCAACATCGGTGCCACTGAGGTAGTCCGCATCGACTCCAGCGGCAGGCTGCTGGTGGGGTCGAGTGCTGCGCGGGCGATTGGCGGAGGGCTCCAGGCAAATACCGGGAGTCAACTATTTATTGAAGGTGGCGCTGGGGACTTAGCGTTAAGCACTTTTGTACTTAACAGGAATGACACCAATCCCGCTAGCATTGTCATAGGGAAATCACGCGGCACTGCAGCAGGTGGCAGCACTGTATTGCAGAACAAAGACTTTGTTGGGCGAATTGTTTTTGCTGGAGCTGACGGTACAGACGTAGACACACCTGCGGCTTTCATTGAAGCTGCTGTAGACGGCACCCCTGGCGCTGACGTCATGCCAGGTCGCCTGGGCTTCAGCACTACGGCGGCTGGTGCGGCAAGTCCTACGGAGCGCCTGGGCATCTCCAGTACCGGCGCCGTCACCATCAACAACCTCGCTGGCACTGGCGTTAGCTCTGTTGGCGTTGATGCCTCTGGCAACCTGACCCGCCACAACGTTTCCCTGCTGCCCCTGCTGCCATGAGCACTGTTCAAGACACTGACCTGCTCCTGGTCAACCGGGGTGGCACTGACTACCGGGTTGCCGTTGCCGATACCAAGACCAAGAACCAAGACACCGATCTGCTGCTGATCAACCGCAGCGGGGTGGATTACAAAGTCACCTGGGCGGATGCCAAAGCCGGCACTCGCCTGCAAAACACCGATCTGCTGCTGATCAACCGCAGCGGGGTGGATTACGCAGTGAGCTGGATAGACATCAAAGGCAAGATCGCGGCCACATTCATACCTCCAACGGGCGGCACGATTACGACCAGCGGTATCTACACCATTCACACGTTCACCAGCAGTGGGACGTTTACGGTCCACACGCCGCTGACCAACGCAGAGTGGCTGGTTGTTGCGGCCGGCGGATGGGGCCGAGACGGGGGCCTCAACGACCATGGTGGAGGAGGAGGTGGAGGAGGAGGCGTGCTCTACAGCGCATCACCTGCATCCATCACCGCAGGCGCCAAGACGGTAAGGGTGGGCGTACCACCTAGCACAGCGGTCGCACCCAGTTCAACCGCCGATTCCTTCATCACCGGGGTCAGCGGTACAGCGAAAGGTGGTGGCTTAGGCGCATCGGGTGATGGCGGCGCGGGTAGCACTGGCGGTAGTGGCGGCGGCGGCAGTGGCGCCGGTGGACACACGGCGGGCTATGCCGGAACCGCTGGGCAGGGCAATGCGGGCGGCCTCGGCCGAAGCCTGAAGGGTGGCGGAGGCGGCGGCGGTGCTGGTGGAAACGGAGGCGACGCCGCAAGCTCCGGCACCACAGGCGGCGCTGCTGGAAACGGCTACTTGAGCAGCATTTCTGGCACTGCTCGCTATTACGGCGCTGGTGGTGTTGGTGGCGGTGGCGGCATCAGTGCAGCCAACGGTTCGGCAGGCAGCGCAGGAGGGACGGCTGGCAACACGGCAGGGGCGGCTAACACTGGAGCTGGCGGCGGCGGTTCCAACCAATTCGGCGAGGACAAGCCGGGTGGCTCCGGCGTCGTCATCATTCGTTACCCAACCTTGAACCCATGACGCTCACCAACACTTGGGGCATCGCTGCCCTGGACCGCAACACCGCTGACGGGAAGGTCACCACGATTCATTGGACCCTCTCAGCTACTGACGGCACCAACACCACCGGCAGCTACGGCAGCATTGGCGTGGACGGTGACCTGAAGGTGCCCTACGCCGACTTGACCAAGGACATCGTGATCGGCTGGGTCAAGGCTCAGCTGGGCGGTGAGAAGGTGGCGGAGATGGAGAAGGCCGCTGCTGCCCAGCTGGCAGAACAGGCAGCTCCTACTCACGCCACCGGCGTGCCCTGGTGATCAGGTGATCATCTTCGTGTTGGCAGTTGGGTCTTCTTCCTCGTGAACCTCAGGCCCGAACCCCGTGGCCAGCAGCTCATCACTCAGCCCTTCCTTCGGGGAGGGCTTTTGTCTGGCTGCGTCCATGTCAGCCAAGCTGGCCAGCCAGGAGTCAAGCGACTCGCGCATCGGCAAACCTTTGGCGATCCGCAGGAACCGAATCAGCTCACGCGTCTCGCGGATGAACACCGAGGCGTTGTTGCTGTAGGCGATGAAGCACCTGCCCGACGCATCGCGGTAGGTCTCAACCGATTGATAGGCGCTCAGCGCCAAACGGTCACGCTTGGCCATGATCCTCCAGCTCGGCGGCGATGGATAGGAGTTGGCGACGGGTGAGCTGAGTTTGGCTGTTCATGCCCCACTCCATTGCTTCACGCCTGCTTTCAAGATCCTCTTGCGGTTTGATGTCAAGTGGCGGCACCACCTGATCCACCGCAGCGCGAAGGGCGGCGGCAAGCATGGTGCGCTCATCGACGACCCATACGCCGTCTATGTACTCACCATCACTAGCGCTGGCAAAGGCATCCAGCACCGCCTGCGCGGCGGGGGAGAGAGGTTCAGTCATCACTGCCCTCCCGCTGTGGCACCGGCAGCGCGTGGTGGGGGAGCCAGTGGGTGTAGACCGGGGAATCGTCGGCATCGTGGTGGCCATCCGCCCACTTGGGATCGAGCGACATCCAGCCATCGGTGAACTCGTCTTCTTTGTGATCTGGGTGCCACCACCAACACCTCCCCTCCGCATCGCAATCCTCCTGCCCCGGCAGGCGCTCAGCGACAGGCACCGGCTCGATGGCGGGGCGGCCCCAGCAGTTATCGCGGTGAGACAAGATTGCTTCCGCTAAAGATGCGGCTCCAAGCTTGTTGCCACCATCAACTTCTCGAATGATCGCCGCCAACTTCAGGATGTGGTCAACTTCATCCGTCGGCCCCTGCGGCTCGGGCTGGGCCAGGGCGGCGTAATGCCGTTCGATCAGTTTCACCAGTGTGTCGGCGTTGAAGTTGGTGACCCAGCCGCAGCGGATCAGCTTGTCGCGCAGGGTTTCAGTCATCTAATTGCTCCAGGGCGCGGCGGATGGTGTTATAGGTGCGCTCCTTATCTTTGTGATCAGGTGTGCCGTAGATGTAGGTATCCAGTGCGTCATACGCCTGCTTCTTCAAGCTCGGCGGCTTGGGGCGGCGGGCGGCGCGGAGTGAGTCGCCAGGAGGTCCATAACCGCAGGGCACGTTATCGTTCACCCATTCACAACACGCCTCCAGCTCCTGGTCGGATCCCCAGCGGGCGGCCTGGGTGGCAAGAGCAAGCTCAACATCGCTCACTTCACCAGTAACAGTGGTGCCGAAGTAGGTGCCAAGCCACTGCTGCACCAGCTCAGGCGGTGGGGTGATCGGGTGGTCAGTCATGGGGCCTCAGCTCATCGAACAGCACAACAGTCAAAATCAACGCGGTCATCACCAGCACGAACGTCACCAGGGAAATGAGTTCAGGCATCGGCTTCCTCCAGTCGGTTGATTTTTCTGTAGTGGAAGTCGAGGCGGCGCTTCAGCTCTTCGATCTGGCGAAAGACATCAAGCAGCGCAGCCTTCTCGGTTTCGCGCATGGCTTCCAGCTGCTGCACGCGCAGCTCAAGGTCGGCAATGAGTTCAGGCAAGGGACTGCTCCAGAGCGTGTAGGTATCCGTCCATGGCGTGGTCAGCCACCCCACGCAACGGCGAGTCATCCTCAATCGGCAGCAGCTGTGGCGGGGCGGTGTGGCGGAACCCCATAAGCGGACTGGGCAGGTGCGGCACCAGATCATCCCCATGCACATAGCGGTGATGGGGCACCCGCAACCGTTCGCGGAACCGCCGGCCACCAGGCCGGGGGCTGCCGAACGTCACCAGATCAATGCAGGGCAGGTGGTCCTGCAGGTGGGCGGCGATGATCGTGGCGACGGCACCACCGAGGCTGTGGCCGCTGATGATCAGGTGGTCATCACGCCTGAAGGACACGCCTTCTGCCAACATTTGCGCCATCAGCAAAGTTGCGTAATTCGCAAACCCCGCGTGGGTGTCGCCTGCGGTGTAGACGAACTCGAAGTTGCGCCGCCAGTCCACCAGCTCATCGGAGCCCTCGATGGCCAGATACACCTGCGCCCCGTCGCGCTTCACCAGCCAGTCAGGCCGCAGGTCATAGACCCTGCGGGCCAGCTCGGCGGCCCGCATCAGGTTGTGCGTGGTGAAGGCCATCAGGCAATCCGCTCCACGGTGAACGACCGCAAGGCCAGCTCACGGTCCTGCTCGGCAAGACCGCCAAGAATCACGCGCCCCATCTCCACGGCCTGGGTCTTGGTCCAGCGGTCCTCCTGCTGCGGGGTCACTTCAACGCCGGTGATCTCACCAGCAGCCGTGAGCCAGCGCAGGGCGTAGGTTTCGCGGCTCATCCCATCACCTGCTGGCAGTGCTGGTAGTTGGCGTGGCGTGACTGCCAGCCATTGGTGCCGCCATTGATCCGCCGGCAGCAGGCATCGAAGCCATCGTTCAGGCAGACATCCAGCAGGCGGTTGCCCTGGATCCAGCTGATGGCGATCTCAAACGGGTAGG